GACTTTTGCACGCTTTCTCTTTAACAAAGTGTGTACTTTGGCACAAGTATGGCACCTAAACCTGCTCCTGCTAAACGTTCTGGCGCGCCTCGTCGCGCCCCTGGTGCTGTTTCAGCACCAATCCCGGCTGCGGCCCCTGCACCTGTCATCCCGGTGCCGGTGGTTACAGCACCGGCGGTAACGGTTCCGAAGGTTCCGAAACCGCCGACCTTCTCCATTCCTTTCGTGCCCACTGAGGCTGCCGCAAAGGCCATTCGCGCGTTCGTAGGCGTTGACCTCGACGTGCCGAGACTTAAGGTTGGAGAAACCCCACACGATCACGGCGCCGCTGCGTTCGCCCGTAACTGGCTTGAGAACCGCGTGTATAAGACCGTGCAACCCCTCGCTAAGGCGGGTGTTGTAAGTGTGGGCTGCAATGTGCCTCGAAATCTCGGACACAAACTGAAAGGAACCGGAGATCGCGCTTGTTTGACAACCGCTCTGGTGCCCTGGAAGGAACCCTCAGACTCGCTGCGCGCGTCCAAGCGCCAGGATTTCTTCGAGTCTTTAACCCCTGCTGATCGCGTGATCGTCAACTCTGTTGTCGACACTCGTGACTTGAAGGAGTACATCGCTACGGCGAAGGTTGCTCCCTCTTATTACGAGCTTACTCACGTGTATCTGGCGAATGCCAAGGAGGAAATCTTGGCCGCTGTCCACCACGCCGAACGCGGTGTTTACCTGATATGCTTCACTCATGATGGCATGTCTGGGTCTTACGTCCACGGTGAGGATTCATGGGAGCGTCGTCCAGATGGCAAGGTGTTTCATGAGGTTGGCAAACAACAGTACGTGCACGAATCGTACGCTTGGTTGGAGTCAAGCAATTACTTCAACATTGGAAAGCGTGCCATGACATGGGAGCGTTGTGGCTCTTGTCTTGGCCAGTCTATCTGGCGTTTCGTGCGTACGGAGGAAGTTCTTAACCTCACCACCGTCAATGAGGAGCAAGCTCTTGACGGTCGTACTGGCTACGGTCGTACGTTGGAGTGTCGCGAGATTCAGCACACCCCAAAGATGAGTGTTACGTGGTACTCGACACCTGCAGGGATCTGGGTGTCAGGCGTCGCGAAAACTGAACTGCCCCTGCCCCGAGGTTTCGTGCAGAAGATCCGCGCTATGCGGCTCGTACTTGGTTCGTCAGACAAAGACTGGGAAGTGTTGCTCTCTAAAGCGAACACGGAGGTCTGCGTTCCTGACTACGGCATTCCCGCTGGGATCCGAGCTGACGCAGTTTTGGCTGCTGTCTGCTTCGCCTTCTACGGTTGTGCCGCTGATGCTGCCGCCGCGCGTCTTGCCGGTGAGCTCGTTCAGGCCAAGGAGATTGAGTTGCAGCGCAAGCATGCCGATGAGCGGGCGAGATTGGTACGTCTTGCTCGTTGGCAGCGCCGGATCACCACGGTTGTTAAGTTCTTCTGGTCTTACCGAGCACTGATGCTGACACTGGCACTGTGCTACGTGTTTGCCCGGGGGCTCCCGTGGAAGGCATGGATGGAAGATGCGCTCAAGCGTTTTGGCTACTACGTTGAGGTGGAGCTGCCTGAGTGTTCGCTGTACGACGTACGTTGTTGGGTGGACACTGCGGCTGCCGCTGCCCGTGTGGTCAATCCATTTGCCTGGCGGCCCGTTGCTGCTAGCGCTGTGCTAAATGGTATAAAGCTTGCCCGCTATCTTGACCCGCTACTGTTCGCCGCTTACACTGTTGGTGTGGGCTGCCTTGCTGAACTGTGGCCGGTCGTTGTGCCGATCCTGGCAGTCATTGTCGCGCCATTCTGTGAGGAGTGGTTTGTGCGTCGTATCCGTTGGAAGTGGGTCATCTTGTTTGGCGCCGCCGAATCAGTGCAGTTTGGTTTGTCGCTGGGTGGTGTCCTATCAGGTGTTGCTCACACCGGACTCTGGGTAGCTCGTCGTGGCTGCCCAATGAGGTGGGCTATTTTGGTCCATGCGATACACAACGGGCTTTGGCTGCTCGGCATGTCTTATTGGATGACGTTCCTCGTACACGTCGCCGTGTTGTGGTGGTTCGGTTGGGAAACTGACCCGATCATCACCTGTGCTGTGCCACGCGTTTCTCACTGCGTTGGTCGCCGGGCTCTCAACATGCGCGAAGGGGTGTCATTCAAAGTCAGAGGGGATTCTACACTGTATCAGGGTCAGTGTATCCCGCCTTACGATAACTGTCGACCTACCAATTGCGGATGGACGGCTGGACCTCGTTTGGCTGGGTTTAACATTGTCGTGAGTCGACCTTGTCGCTGTAATGCTATAGCGGCGGTTGGTTTACGTACGTTGGCCGTCAGGCCTGTTAACGACCTTGCAGTTGTGATGTCGCTCGTCTTGCGCGACACGTTTGTATTCATGGGCGAACAGTTTAAGGCCAAACCTTTGGTCACCACGTTCGCTCAGTGGGTGCAGCGGTTCCCGAAGGCGCGTCGGCTTTTGCACGAGGCCGCACGCGAAGACAGCCGTACCATCACGATCGGGATGGAGGCTTCTATTGAGGGTTTTGTGAAACAGGAGAACTTGTTCAAGGCTGTTGGGCCGTTCGTTGAGCCTTATGCTCCGAGGCCCATTCAGGGGCGTACATCTAAGTATTGTGTGCGCTTTGGGCCCATCGCATACCAAGCAACTCAGCGTTGTATGGAGATGTGGGGTCCGGACAAGGGTAGCCTGTTTTTCACTGCTGGGCAAACCGGGGAGGGCGTCGGTAAGTGGTTTGACCGCGCACTATCTGAACTCGGTGAGCTCGGGCCCGTGCATGCGCTGGAGTTCGACTTTAAGAACTTCGATGCCAGTCGTAGTCTCATCATGTTAGAGCTCGGGGTGCAATTCATGCTCGACTCAAAACTGATAGACGCTCGCAAAGCGGGTGAAATGCGGCTGTACATCAAGATGAACGCCACCAAACGCGGTACCATGGGCGCGGACGTTAAGTTTTCGTCTGATGCCGACGGCGCTTCTGGTGATCCGTTCACAGCGTTGTTGAACACCATCGTGTTGTTCGCCCTTGTGTTGACCATCTTCCGCTACGTTACCGGTTGGTCGTACGAGAAGATCATTAAGCACATGCGGGCTGCCGGTCTAGGTGACGATGGTGCGATTCCATGCACACAATATCTGGCAGGTGCTTGCCAGGAAGCTTCTGTTGCTGAGGCCGCAGCTGCTCTCGGATACAAGCTGTCTTACTTCGCGCGTTATGCCGATCCTGAGATGGTGAGTTTTTGCTCACAACGATTTTGGCCTACGGCTGACGGTCACGTACTTGGCCCGAAGCCTGGCCGAAAGCTCTCTAAGATGTTTTGGGCTGTCAATGTTCCACGGCGCGATCTGCCCCAGTGGATTTCTGACGTCGTTGCTTGTTGCAAGAACGAGGCAAGCTACGCGCCCGTGCTGAATGAGCTATACCCAGCTATGGCCAAGTTAACCACTAAACCTGGTCGTGTGTTGGATGAACACAAAGTCTTCAATGCTCAACAGCACTTAGCCACCAATGCTACTGATGTGTTCTTCTACAAAGTATACGGTGTACGCCGTGAAACGTTAGAGGACCTCCGACAACTCGAACTGCGGGCCGATACCGTCATCGACCACCCAGTCGTGCGTCATGTCGCTGAGGTTGATTGGTCAGATACCCCTCTGGCCACGCACTATTAGTCGCATGAAGTTGTACAACGCAGAGACCGCTTTTCGCGGGACGTGCTCAGGGACCACGCGTTACTCACCTCGGTCGAATATCGTATTCCAAAACGTCGTTAGGTCGCAAGCATCCGCTTGGCCTCGCGACATCTGCGCCTCGGTTCAAGCTAACCGCCGGTTCAGAAGAGTTTTACGAAGCTCGATCTCGTGCTTTATTTGGAGCCTTTGACGATTACGCCCCTTTCGTCATGGGTCAGTCCAAGCAGAA